TCCGCCATATTCCGACGTACCTGATCGCTATCACCGGTGCGCTTGCGCTGCTTGCATTGCAGGCCCGACTCGACCCGCCGCCTGCCGACCCGTGCAAAACGGCCGCCCTACCCCGCCCGTCCAATGGCCTGCTGGCCGTCTCTCACCGTCTCTCCTGTGAGCGCGTCCCGCCTGAAATCAAGGCTTAACGCCTCCTTCCCGTATTGCCTCACCTGTACGCATAACGTGTAACCCATACCAACTGGTATTAAACACACGTTATGCCGTTTCTCGACACCACCCTTTCATACATTCGCGCGGCACTGATACCAGTTGGTATTAGACACACTGGACCATTTTCTATTTGTCCTTGTTTGGGGTGTTGAAATCGTGCCTTTTGTTTCTTGTTATGGTTTGTTCGACTCGTTTCCTGTGTAGTTTTGTCCGTCATAACCACATAGGGTCACTTCTCACCCAAATAAGTCATGTCGAAACACATAAGATAGGTTTTATTCGCTCTTTGTGTGTCTTTTCTTGATCTAACCGGGCCGAAAGCAACAAGAAAAGAGCAGGCAGCACCCAAATTGAATGGAAAAGAGGAAATCCGTTTCCGTTAGGCCGTGATTTTGTGTCGTGTCGCTCTGAGTGTGACAGAGGAAATGAGAAAAACGTCCGAAACCCCTTATCGCGCGGGCGTGATACCAGTTGGTATCAGTCACACTTGCATCGACCGTATGTGGCGTGTTCCCTTCGCCCCACAAACCATATGGAACGGGGCTATCCGGCTTGTAGTGATATAGATAAATCAATACACTGCGCGACATATCAAGCCGAAAAGGGTCACCTCATGTCGATTACGGTCGTTGCACACACAAAGGGCGGTGTTGCGAAGACAACAACCGCCGTCAACCTGGGCGTCATGCTGTCCTACGCGGGCAAGCGCGTATTGATGGTGGACGCCGACACCGGCCAGTCGCTTCGCACGTTCAGCATGGCGCGCAACGACCGCGCCGACGAGACGCTTGCGCGAGGCCCGGATGATCCCAAGGTGCGCACCGACCTGCCGTTTATCGAGGTCATCACCTTGCGCGGGCGCGACCTGCACATGCAACTGAAGGCAAAGGCGGCCGACTATGACGAAATCATTGTCGACGTCGGCGGCGAGGGCCACGGCGCGACCGAAATCCGCGCCGCACTGCTCGTTGCCTCGCGCGTGGTGACGCCTTGCAGGCCAAATCCGGCTGATATTGCCCGGCTCGATGCGATCAACCTACTGGTCGGCGAGGCGCGCACGATGAATCCTACGCTCGACGCGATGCTTTTTCCCACGCAGGCCAGCACGAACGCGAAATCGAGCGACGTCGAGGTGTTTTACAAGGATTCGGCGAAATTCATTGAGTTCCGTACGCTCGAAACCGTCGTCAACTACCGCGCGCAGTATGCCGGATGGGCGAAAACGGGCGAGGCCATCATTGAGCAACGGCCACGAGACAAGGGCGTCAAGGCCGCCCTCGCGGAAATGGAACAACTGCTAGTGGAGATTTACCGTGGCTGAACAACAACAGACAAAGCAGGAGCGGCAGGCCGCCGCGCGCCTTGCAGCCGAACAGGCACGCATGGCCGCGTTTCTGGACAAGGGGAACCCGGAAGCGCACGACGCGCCCGCAGAGCCGCCCGCGCCCGACGTTGAGGGCGAGGCACCGGCGAGCGACGCGCAGCCCGCTGTAGAGGCCGCCAGCGAGCCCGCCGAGGCTGTCGCGGATGCCGAGGCACCGGCCGCCGCGCAGAAACCCGCCAGCAAGGGCAAAAAGGGCAGGGACGCCGGTTTGCCGTGGGCGAACGCTCACCCGCGCGTCAAGGTCAACTTTTCGACCCAGTTCAGTGAAGAACAGCACATGAAACTGACCTGGCTCACTGAGAATATGACCGGCCGCCAGTCAATCCAGAAACTCGTGCATGAGGCCGTCGATGCGCTGCTCGACAAGCGCATCAAGGAGATTCTGAAATCATGAGAAACGCGCTCAAACCCGGCTTTCAGTTCCGGCCTGAGGACTTGGTCCCTGTTCCCGACGGCGAGCCGATGCCCGCCGATCACGCGCCGCTGCCTGAGCGCGTGCTGCCATTTGAGGTCGCGCCGGTTGCGGCTGCACAACGCATGCATCGCGCCACACCTGAGGCGACGGCAGGGCAGGGCAGGCTCGATCTGCGCGCGAAGCCTCGCAGGCCGTGGGAGGACGCTCATCCCAAGGTCACGAAGCCGTTCAATCTGCGCCCGGCAGAGGAACTGCACGCAAAGCTGAAATGGCTCGCGGAGCACATGCCGAACACCTCGATGCAGAAAATCGCCATGCAGGGCATTGAGGAAATCGTTGATCGCCTGATCGCCCAATACGACACGCCCGACCGCGACTAAGATAGATATGTCTATCGCCGAGCCCGACACTCGCCAGAGGTCGGGCTTTTTGCTTTTTGGGGTTTGGGTTGGGGGAAGTCTCTGAAAGAGACAACAACAGGGGTTGTTGTTGTTTTTAAGTAAACAACATCTTTAAAACCTTTAGGCTCATTAAAGCCTTATCCGGCGCGGGTTTGCGGGCAGATTCAGCATAGTTTGCGGGACGTCATAGCATAGTCTGCGGGACGGTTCGCGAGGGATAGAGCATAGTCTGCGGGATAAGGCATAGTCTGCGGGATGGCAATGAAAACAGGCTCGTAAACCGCCGTAACATGATGATTTATAACGATATTTATGCGTCTATTGGGTATAGGTAAGCCAATATTGAGCATAGTCTGCGGGACAAAGAGCATAGTTTTCGGGATGCCCGGCGCGGCGCGAGGCCATAGAGCATAGTTTGCGGGATGAGGCCCCCCAATAGAGCATAGTTTGCGGGATGAATCGCATAGAGCATAGTTTGCGGGATAGCATAAGGCATACATATCACCTTGCCGGTATGCTGTTAACCTACTACACTTCGCCCCATTGCATCGGGGAGAGGTCATGGGGAGAGTGAAAGCGGCCGACAAGGTCGGCATTGAGGTGTTACCGGCAGAGGCCCGGTCGGCAGAACTCGCCAAGCTGGACGAACGCGAGTTGCGCAAGCACGTCGCGACAATCCACGTCAGCGGCAGTCTGTCTCTCGTTGAGCGCAAAATCGTGAATGTGCTTTTATTGCACGCATACGATGACCTGCTCACGAAGCGTGAGCACACCATGTCGGTGAAGTTTCTGTGCGAGGCAATCGGATGGGAGGCGAGCAACGATCACAAGAAACTCGCGCAGGCCGCCGAAAACATCATGCACAACATCGTCACGCTGAACATGTTCGCGGACGGCAAAGAGGATTGGAAAAAAACGCCGCTCGTGTCGTCTATCGGCGTGAGCAATGGGCGGGTGACATACGCGTATATCGAATGGCTCGCCGACCGCCTTGCGCGCCCGGAAGTGTTCGCCGCCATCGACATTAAGATGCAACGACGCTTCAAGAGCGGTTATGCGCTCGCGCTGTATGAGAACTGCCTGCGCTATCGGACCATCGGACAAACCCGGTATGCGCCCGTCGATACGTGGCGCGAACTGCTAGGCGCGACGGGAAAAATGTACGAGCAGTACCGGCATTTTTCCAACTTCGTCTTGCAGAAGGCCATCAAGGAAGTCAACGCCGTTTCGGATATCGACGTCGAACTGCGGTTTAAAAAGGTCGGCCGCACGGTAACCGAACTGCAATTCGGCGTGACGGAAAAGGCCCAGGCGGAACTGCCGTTCGAGGCGGACCCGAAAGAGGCCATGCTGCGCGAGCAGTTGACCGCTATCGGCTTCGGTGAGTCCAGCATAAAGAGCATTCTTTCGAAGAACCTGCCGCGCGCCGCGCTCGCGATCAAGGTCACGCTGGAGCGCGAGGCGGCGGGGAAAATCACCGGCTCGCCTGCGGGCTACTTCATGAGCGTGTTCGAGAGCGATTCGCCGCTGGATCTGCCTGAGCGCAAGACAAGGAGAGCCGTCAAAGCGCCAGCGCTGCCGTCGCCCGATGAGGTCAAGGCAGACAGGCAGGTCGCCACGACGCGCGGAGCATGGGGCAAGCTGACAGACGATGAGAAAGAGGCGATTACCGTCGCGTTCATCGAGCAGACGCACGCTCAAACGCGCATCGGCGAGAAACACGAGTTCGCCAACATCAAGGAAAAGGCCAACTGGACAGGTTTTCGCGGCAAGCGAGCCGCTGAAGTCCTCGCGAGCCGGGAGACATAAGAGAGGCCGCCGCATTGCGCGGCGGCCGTGCCTTTAGTGGTGAGCGCTGGCGTAGGTTATCGATGCCATCAACGCGGCGCACGCGGCCGTGCCGTCGGGCAGCTTCACCGGCTGCACCGCCGCCTTGTCGGCCGACGAGCTTTTATCCGTTGCGGCCGTACCCCAATGCGACCAGCCGAACGCACGAACGCCCGCCCACATAAGCTGACGTCTCCACCACGGCACCGCCGTTGCGGCCGACGCCTCACGCAATACCGCGTCCGCGACGTCTCGCGAAACGATATGCGTCGAATAGAGGTAGTCATGCACCGTCGCCGCCGCGCTCGACGTGTCGCCCGCCAGTTCATACACGACGGGAATACGCGGCACACTCGCGAAGTTGGTCACGAAGCCAGCGGGCACGGTGATCGTGCGCCGGGCGACGTCAGACTGATACACGAGGCAATCGAGCAGCCGCCAGTTGTCATCGTCTTTTGAGGTGGCGGGCTCGACGCGCAGCGGCGACAGGAATTTGCTCATTGCGCGTTGACAACCGCAATGAGCAGGGCAGCCTGCATGCCGGTGATCGCGAGGCCCGCCGCAGTCTTCGCCTTGTCATCCATGCCGGATTTTTTCACGAGGTCGAGCAGGACGGGAACCTGCGAATCGGCGAACGCTTTCACGGTTGCGAGGTCGAGTGTCGGCACGGTCGCACCACTCACCGGGTGCGCGATGGCGGCGACCACGGTGCATACCTCGCCCGCCTTGTCCTGGGCCTTTTTCACGAGGTCAATCGCGGCCGGGTCCGTTTGCAGCGTCAGTAGCGACGCGAGGAACGGCTGGCCTACCGTGCAGTCCTTGTCGACCGTCACCGCGAGCGCGGTGAGCTTTTTCGCGGCCGTCTGCGCCGTCGGCGTTTGCGAGGCGACAGCCTGCCCGTTGCCGGATGCGACAGACGTCACAGGACCGCTCGTGTTGTACGTCGCACAGCCGGAAGCGACAGCCATCATGAGCGCGGCACCGGCGATGACACAGGCTCTTAGAAGTCTTCTTTGCATTGCATGCCCTACAGGTGGTTGAAAAACAGTTCGCGCCGGGCCTCAGTCGTGCCCTTCGCCTTCGAAGTGGTGGATAGTCGTTGTGCTGGAGAACTGGTAACCCTCGCGGGCATACCTGAGCGCGACCCAAACCGGGTGCGGCATGTCGTGAATGCCGGAGCCCTTGCCGGTATGGAAGGGCTTCGAGAGCAGCAGGCCATTCGCCGTCATGTCATCCACGAACAGATACGGGTCGCGCGGCGTGAGCACGCGCACCTCATCGGCAAGCGGGTGCGGCGCGGGGATCACGGTGACCTCTGCGCCCTCGAAAAACTTGTCCCAGTCGAATGCCTGCGCGTGCGGACCCCACGCGCCACGCTTGCAGTCGGCCGCGAAGCGCTCCCAGTCGATCATGTTCGCCATCGAGCGCTCGATAGGGTGGTGATGCGCTTCGAGCGGATGGCCGCTTTCCTCAGCCGTCGCGCCCGATACCCAACACCGGCCGCCCTCGCGCTCAATGAGCAGCTTGCGCGAATGCGCAAACAGCGGCGTGGTAACACGCGGCTCGTGACCGGGAATGTTGACCTCAAATTCCAGCGTCTCGCGCTGGACATGCACCTCAGTAACCGTGCTCATGCGATGACTTCCTTAGCCAGTTGCCACAGGCCGATGCGAGCCGCACCGCCGATATCGCCGCCGTTGATGACGGCCGTTGTTGCCTTGAAATTGCCCGTATCGGCAATCTCGTTGAGGCCGTGCGCCTTCCAGAACCACGCTGCGCCGCGCGCACCGTGCACCGGCTGCTCGAACAGTTCCGGGTGCGCCACAACGTCGATCTTCAGCGTGGTTTTCGCGGCGACGTAGTTCGCTTTTCCAGTGATCTGCAACGGGCACCGGCCGCGATACAGAAAGCCCTCGCCGCTCGACTCGCTGCCGTTGCCGAGCCGGTTCGCATAGACGTTGTTCGCGATGGCCGCAGGTCTGCGCGCAAGCGTCAGCGCGAGCGTGTTGGGCGCACCGCCGCGCTTGCCCGTCGCGCTGTAGCGGTCCCATGTGTTCGCCAGTCCCTGCGCGGAGTAATTGAGGTTCTCCGACAGGCGCGAGAGACTTGCCGACTCGTGCATGCACTGCGCGATGAACATTTCGATGCGCTGTTCCGTCGTGATGGCGAACTCAGCCATCGCCGCGTTAAGCGCATCGACCCATACAGGCAGGTCTGCCGACGTGCCCGGTGCGAGTCGCTTCAGTTCTGCGAGCGTGATCTGCATTACGTGCCCTCGCCAGGCGTCGTACCGCTCATACGGCTCACCCATGCCACGAAGCCGCTTACGGCCGGTTCGAGCACGCGCGAGCCGCTATAGCCGCCGAGCGTGATGAGTCCGGCCTGCACGACGGATTGCCAGTTGAAATACGAGCCGAGAAAGAAAATGCACAGCCCGACGACAATCGACGTCAACAGGTCTTTCACGATTTCAAGCGCCACGCTTTTGACGACGGTCGCCGGGTCTGCGATCTTCTGCGCGGTGTATGCCGAGCCGCCGATGATCGCGAGCAGAACAGAGATACCGATTGCAGCGGCCGGAATGTCGCGCAGGTCGTGCGCGAACGTCACCTGAGCAGCTACGGCCGCAGCCGACCAAAAGAGCAGCAGCAGCGCGTAGAACAGTCGTTTCAGTTGCAGGCTTTGAGGCATGTCGCGTCCTTGGAGCGTTGATGTGCGTCAATCAGAGAAAAGGTCACGACGAGCAGCGCGTGCCAGAGACATGCGACCGCGAGGCCCGGCGATGCAAGTTTCAGCACCGCGATAAACAGGACAGCGACGTAACAGAAGGCGAGGGATGAAAAGCCGAAATGCCGGTGAGTTCGAAGCCAGGCGAACTCAACCGGCAAAAGAGGTGTGTCGTTGATGAGGACGTCGAGAATGCCCGCGACGCCGCAAATGAGCATGAGCCAGAGCAGGGTGTAGCCCTCATCGCTCACCGCGATTTGGGCATACAGGGAGCGTGGCTCAGACATGCTGATGTACCACGTCAGGATTGCGATACCACAGACGTAAAGCCGGAACAGGGCACTTGCTACACACACTTGCGGGCGCGATTTCATCGTGCGTCGCCTTATCGGTTGACTGGGGAACTAGCGAATACGTCTCGCCGCTATCGCCTTACCGAGGCCGCCAATTGCGCGCACGATGTTGTCTAGCCGCTCACATACTGCGAGGAACATGTTCCCCTGCGATTCGCGGCCTTTCTTCCAATCTTTGAACGCATCCGACTCGAACACTTCTTTGTGATCCGAGCGGCGCATTGCGCTGGCCTCTTCATAGGACAGGCCATAGTTTAGAAACAGGTTTGCGACCTGCTCTCTAAGATTTTCCAGAGACGTTAAGCGCAAGCTGACCGAGGCAGGAACGCACGAGAAATCGCGCCGCAGGCGTGACCGCCTGCGCTCCGTTGGGTTGCGTGAGCGGAAGCACAATGACGCCCTCTGCATCGAACCACAGGCGGAAAAACTGTCGGTCGGCTTCCATTGCGAGCCGGTATTGCGCGTAGAGCCGGTCAAACGTCGAGCCCGGCAGGCCCGCCATAATCGGCATGCGCTTCGCGAGCCATTGCATGTACGCGTTGGGGTTCGCGACAGCATCGGGCATGCGCTCGACGTCTGCCACGCGCAGCAGTTGCGCCGACATGCCGCCTACCAGCCAGTGCATGAGCCCGGTGAGCGTCGTCTCGATGCCCGCCTGCGAGACATACTTGATCGCGCCATGCAAGGCTTCGATGGCTTCCGCCATCGCGCCGGTGAGCGGGTAGAGCGTCCAGTCGTCGTCGGCCTCGTGAAACGCCGTGCGCACTTCGGGCTCGTGTCCAAGTTCGAGGTAGTCGGAAATGGTCGATGCGTCGGTGACGGCGTAGTTGGGCCGGTCCTCGCGGCTGTGCACGTTGTAATGCACGAGCGCGAGCAACCGCTCAGACACCGTCCACGCGCGCGGGTCTCCAACGTGCCCGGCAGTCGGCACACCCGCATGCTCGACCGCGCGCCGCAGGTATTCCGTCATGGTCTGCTCGTGCGCCGTTTCAGGCGTCAGACACAACGCCATTTCATCGCCGAAAGAGAGTTCGCGCAGCCGCACGTCCAGACGCGCGGTGCTCAGGGGCTTAAAGGAAATCATTTGTTGTACCAGTTCGCAATGTCGCGCCGGTCAATCGCGTTGAGCGTCGCAACGGTCAATTGCACGGCGACACGCAACACCTCACCCGCGCTCGAACGCGGCACCGTGATGGGCTTCGACATGCTCTCAATCACGATAGGAAGGATGGTTTGATCGCCGTATTTCATCGCGAGCAGTTGCGGCGCGACGGACGGATAGATGGTTTCGAGCGGGCTCTGCGTGAGGCCGTTTTGCAGCGCGCCCGCGATGACGCCCTGATCGGCGAGAAACGACGGCACGGCCCACTGTTCGAGCTGCGTCAGCGGATCGCGCACTTCGCTTTGCGCGTCCGTGAGCGCACGAAAATGCGCGGTAAAGCTGAACTTGACGGGCGGCATACCCGAAAATACCTGCGTCGAATTGAGCTTCGTGATACCGGTGCGACCGGTCACGTCGCGCAGCGCCTTGCCGACGTCGGTCTGGCCGACAGAGTCGCCGAGCAGGGCCGTCAGGTCCGGCGTGAGCGTGCCCGTTTGCAGCATGCTCGACAGGGTCGGGATTTTCGACTCAGCACCCGCGCCCTCAAACGGACTATTCCAGTTGAACGACATTTCCTGCGAGCCGTCCGTAATCGGCGTGTGCACTTCATAGCCGTCATCCACCACGAAGCTGTCAGCGCTCGACACCGTGCGCTTGTCGAAACTCTGCTCCCACCCCTGGCCGGATGAGGCCCGTTTGACCGGGTAGAACCTTGCGATCAGCGCAGGGTTGAGCCCGTCCCACTTCGAGGAAAGAACCTTGAACGTCGACTGTTGACCGCTGGAGACAGCGGCGGGCGAGGCGTCATTGAACGACACGAGAGCGTTTCCGGTAGGAGAGGGGAGAGAGCCGCCCCGCCACAGGCGGGACGGCGGCTCAGGTGCGGCTCAGACCGTCTTTACAGACCGGCTTTCGAGCGCATGCGCATCGACTTCATGCGCTTGATGGTGGCCGATGCCGAGTGCGACTTGCGCAGCATCTTTTTCACGGCGATTTTTTGCTTTGCCGACAGACGCACCGTGCCGGAAACCCGCTTGTTGATGCGGATTTTGTGGCCGTTGCGAACCGCGACCTTCTTTTTGTACGCCGCGTCGAAAATGACTTCGCCCGCGCTGTCGAACAGGGCCGTTTGCGCTTCGTCGTCGAACGCGAACGCGTCGACGTCGTCGGCCGCTGCGTCGTCTTCCGACGGCAGCGAGTCGGAGAGCAGGTCTTTCACGCGTGCCGCTGCGTCGACGTCGCCGTTGTCGAGCAATGCCTCGCAATCTTCATCGGAGACGCCCTTGCTTGCGAGGTAGTCCCAGATATAGTCGAGCAGCACAGACGCGACCTGCGCTTCGTCATCGCTGATTTCGCCGTCCTTGTCGACGTCGATTGCACCGATGACCAGCATAAGCAGACGGTCGGCGAGGTTTTCATCGTCGCCGAGCGAGTCGGCATCGGTGGCCGCCCACGTCTGCACGATGTTGGCGGCCTTGACGCGCAGGTCCGTCGACGCGTAACCGGCCGGGTCTGCCGTCGAGTCGTCGCCCGTGTCATCGAACACGGTTGTACGCGATGCGGGCGCGGGCTTCGCGACGGGCGTCAGCACCGTGCGCAGCAGTTCCGAGGCCGGATGAATGTTGTTCAGGTTGCTCATGATTTCCTTTACGGTTTGACGGTTTGCGTGATGTAGACCGCGCGAGCGACGCCGTCGTAATGCAGGCCGTAGGTCACGTCCATGCGGTCGGCCGGGCGTTGCGCGTTGCGGGTGACGGTGAACACATAGCCCTTGTCGCCCAGTGCGTCATCCGTCGATGCGACCAGCCAGCCGGTATGGCGCGCGCCATCGAAAAGGACTTCGAGGAACTTTTCCATGAGGCCAATCGCAACGCCCATCGGCTTTTGAAGCGCTTCCTTGCCGAACTTCGACACCATGTCGTCAATCGATCCCGCCATTCCGGCAGCGGAGATCAGTTTCAGATAGCCGTTGGTCTTCTTCGCGGTGATCGAGTCGGTGAACACGTAACGGCCGCCGCTGTTGTACTTCTCGTACAGAACTGGATTGCAGCCCGCCGCCGCGAGGTCGCTTTTCTCGGTGATGTCGTCGGGCGTCGTGATCTGCTTGACGCCGGTACGCGGCAGCGCGAAGTCCTTGCCCGCGATAGGGAAGTTCTTAGGCGCGAGGCCATATGCGTTGGTCTGCGCGTTGCGCGCGCAGCGCAGGCCCGCTTGCAGGCCGCCAGTACCGATGATCGCCTTGCCGCCATTGACGGGATCATCCGTCTGCAACGGTGCCCAATAGATACTCACATACTCGGTATCGAGGCCAAGTTGCGTAATGAACGTTTCAGCGGCTGCAACCGTCAGGCCGCCCGGCACGTCGATGACGAAATCACGGTTTGCGCGCACGTTGAGCGCGACCTGCTTCGCGAGCAGCGCAACCGCCTGAGAACCGCCGCTAATCATGCAGCCGTAGTCGAGCGTCGATTTTTCGAGCGCAGCAATGACGCGGTCGTAATCGTCGTTCGCGTAGCCGGTGCCGCCTTCCGTGAACAGGGTCATCACGCCGCTCGTTGCGACCTTCTGCGTCCCGTCGGTGGCACGGCCATAGCAGTCGGCGAGCGCCGGAATACTGACGTTCGCGTAGGCCGTGAGTTCGATGAGGTCGGTCTGTTGCGCGAGCAGCGAGCCAATGAAGTAATCGTTGCCGTACTCATCGGTTGCCGCCGGGTCGAGCGAGCCGGTCTGCTGAAAGCGGATAGTCGTGCCGTCCGGGTCCAGAATCGTGAGCGTGATTTCCTTGTTCGCGGTGACCGCGCCTGCCGCGTCCGTCTTCTTTGCTGCGCTGACGGTGTAGATCGAACCGTCGTTGTAGCATTCGAGGTCTTTCAGCGCGAAAACATACGGGTCCGTCGGCAGGTCTGCCGAGGCCGCGAACGTCGATGCGCCCGTCTGCGCGTTGAGGCTGTAGACGAGATAGTTGTTGCTCGAACTGGCAGGCGTCAGGCGGCTCACGACGGCATTGCGCGCGCCGTTGTTGACGGCCTCATACACCTGCACGTAGCACTCGTTGAGTGCCGATACGCGCAGCGATTCCGCCTTGCCGAGCTTACGCTTGATGTTGCCGCGATCCACCATGAAAGGCGCGTCGATCCGGCCGCGCTTGAAACGGCCGATAGCCGCCACGACCTGATCGCTCAGGTCGGTAACGAAACCGTCGGTTTCATCACGCTTCGGATTCAGTTGCACGCCCGGCTGTGCGCCGAGCGAGCGGGTGTGCGGGTAAAAAGACATTGTTTCCCCTTGGTGCGGTTAAACCATCCGGCCTTGATTAGGCCGTCGCGCCCGATTCGTCGCCCGTCGCCTGCGATGCTTCCGCCGCTTCGTCGTCGCTCAGTTCTTCGATGCGCAGCGCGTGCGTTGCCGGGTCCGCGCCTTCCTTGGGCTTGTAGTGATCGCTCACGCCGAGCAGGTGCAGGCAGTCCTCTTTGTCGCGCGTGAGCGCATCAGCATCCTGAATGGGATGCTCTGCCGTCGAACTGGGCGCGACATACGTGCCGCCAATCACCCACGGCCGGGCCGTGTTGTTGACGATCTGCATCTTGCGCGGGAACTTGGTCGTATCGACCGCTTCAGCGACGGCCGTTGCGACGGCCTTTTTCGTTGCTGCACTCTTGGTGTTCGTTGCCACGGTGTTTCCTTGTCGGAGCAGGTTGGGAAACGGCGGCACCCGCTAAATTAGCCAGGTGCCGCCGTCAAGCGCCCCGCGCACGCCGCGCGAGGCGTGCGGGCTTACTTCAGGTTGGTAACCGTGATGAGAGCCGCGCCCTTGGTGGACATTTGGTGCGGGTTGACCGCGTTGAACGAACGCGAGGTGAAGCCGTAGCCAGACTTCAGCGCTTCCGTCACGCCCAGTTGCTCGAACATCGGTGCCTGCGCGTCGCCCATGATGATCGGGCAGCGTGCCGTCTGAGTCGAACGACCCACGCACAGGATTTCCGCCGTCTTGCCGTCGGCCGATTCGTTGACGACCTTCGGCGAGTAGTACACCTCGAACTGGCCGAACAGGCGGCCCACGCGGTAGATACCCGGACGGTCCACGATGCCCGACGAAACGAACAATTCCTGCGGCATCGAGCGGAACTGAGCCGCAACTGACTTCGTCACGTACAGGTGCGTCACGCCGTGATCTGCCGTGTCTTCAGCCATCTGCTGCGACACGAGGCCGAGCACTGCGGCGAAGTCTTGCCAGATTTGCGCCCGGACCTTCTGCTGAATCTGCACGCTGTACTGGAAATCGAACCCCTGCGTGTTCTGGAAAGCGCCGATCATCTTCGCTTTCTTCAGCGCGTCGTAATGACGCTCCATCGCGAACTGGCCGCGCACCGTCAGCATCGCTTCCGCACCGGCATCGACGCCGACTTCGTTCGCGAACTGCGAGCGCGCTTCCGGCGTGACTTGGTACAGCGCACGGTACGGGGCGGCGAACAGTTGGAACATCTGCGCCTGCACCTGCATGCGCGGCGTAACGCTTGCGTCCGCTTCGTAGTCCAGGAACGATTCAGCCGTAACCGCCGTGCCAGCCGGGAAAGCAGGCGTCGGCGTGACGGTCACCTCACCCGTACCCGGTTTGACCGTACCTGTCAGGTTGTAGTCGACGCCCGCGAGGTTGATCGAGCCCACGACGGGAACCGATGCAGCCGTGCTCGGGCCGTTCGCGACTTCCGTTGCAGCCACGAGGCCGTTGACGTAGATGATCGAACGGCCGCGCAGCAGAATGTTCGCGTTGCCGCCAGCAGCTTGCGCGGTGAACACAAAGTGATAGTCGGTGTTGCCTGCGCCTGCATTCGGCGCGGTGAGCGTCGACATGCGCGAGGACGCGAGATACGAGCCGCCCTGCTTGATACCGTCCATCAGGTCGCCCTGGCTGTAATCGCCAAAGTTCGAACCTGCCTGGTGCGTCACGATGATGAGGCGCGCCTCGTTCGAGCCGCGATCCGCAGGCAGGTAGCCTGCGAACGGGCACGCTTCAGCGAGCGCGCCGAGAATCGCCACGACCGGGTTGTTCGGTGCGAGCGAAATCTGATCGTGATGGTTGTTGGTCGCCGAGTCGAGCAGCGTATCGGCTTGATGCAGCGCCGTCAGGATGATGTCGCCCGACGGCAGAAAGCCGTGCTGACGCTCATACGCGCGAACGCCGTCGAACAGCGCTTTCACGAGCTTGTTTTCGCCGTCGGCTTCCTGCACCTTGCCGAGCACTTCATTCAGGATGGCCGGGGTGCTGCCGCTTTCGTCGGCGAGTGCGGTCTGTGCGTGCGATGCAGCCGATGCCGAATCGAACATCGTCGTGTTGCTTGCGCCGGCGTTCGCCTGCACGTTGGAAACGGTGCCGTGAACGAAGCGCTCGATTTCCGTCTGGTCTTTCAGATTGAATTTGGTCGGTTGAGTTCCGCTCATGTCTAACCCAAGAAAGTTGGTTATTCAAACAAGAGCAAGGGAACTTGCTCTGATCGAGTTTTCATTGTCAGAGCGAAAATTCAGGTGTCCGTGTCGAGTTTTCCTAATTCACGGACACCCGTCAAAACCAGCCGGGGCGAGCCTCTCAGACCGCGCCGAGTTGCGCTTTCAACGTGTCGCGCTTCGTCGTCGCTTCAGCGATTTGCGTGTTGAGCGCGGAGACTTTCTCTTGCAACACGGCTTCGACCTTCGGCGCGGCCGTGCGGATCGTGCCGGGCAGGGCGACTTTCTGGCGCGCCAGCTTCTGTTGGAACTTAGCGCGACCCTTGTCCATCGCCGCAACGATTTCCTTGATCGCGGCGGCGTGATCGTCGGGGTTCTTCAGCGGCAGCGATTGCCCATTGAGCCTGATCTGCGCGACGTCGCCGGAAGCATTCACGCCAAAGCGCACCTGTTGCGAGTCGGAGAACCCGAACTGCACTTCGCGATACTCGACGCCAAGCGTCTTTTTCGTTTTCGCGTCGACGTCTACGGTCGCGACTGTCGCACCGGCGCGAGCGAACGCGCGCACCGCGTCTTTGATGGCCTTGTCTTTGTGGGAGAGGTTGTAAATGTCGAAAATCAGGTTTTTCATGGTTGCCTTATGACTTGATCGGTGCGCCTGTCGTTGAGCCCGTTTCAGGGTGCTTGTGGCCGCTCACGCTCACGCCGTTGGCCGTCACGTCGTCACTGAACGATGCGCCGCCCTGCACGGTGATTGCCTTGCCGCCGCTGGCACCCGCCTTGCCCGTCATGCCGCCGTTAAACGTGAGCAGGCCGCCGACCGTGAGGTTGCCGCTCACATTGGTATCGGTGCTGTCTACGTTGGTTGTCGTCGCCTCTACGTGCACGGTTTCCCCCTTCACATGCACGAGCGTATTGGCGATAACCTCAAACGTGTTGTCAGCGTTGAACTGAAAGTTTGCTTGGAAGAAACGCCGCCAGTCGATGCCGTTTTCCTGATTCTTTGGCCGGAAACCGACGATGACCGGAAAGCGCGTGTCGCCCGCCTCGAACGCAATCCAGACGCGATCCCCCGCCTTGATGCGGATTTCGGTTTCCTCGCTGTTGTCGCCGATGGGGTTGCACAGTTGCGCGAGCGGCATTACGGCCGCGCCGTCGGTGAGGCCCGGAATACTGATCCGGTATTGCCTTTCCTCACGGCCGTCGTCGCTGACGGATGCAATGACAGCAGGCAGCAGGCCGCCAATCATGAAAGCCCCCCAAGCCATACGCGGGTGTACTGTTGTTGGGCGTCGCCGCCCGTCCCGTTTTTCATCACCTGCGCGACGGTCATCACCACAAGGGGCGTACCGCGCACCGTGACGACGTCACCGGCGCGAATAGTGGGGCGCACCTTGCCGGTGATGACCTTGCGCCGCACGAGCACGCGGCCCATCGCGTTGAGGGCGCGCTCGCTCTTGCGCGGCGTATATTCCGAACGTTGCCAGGCGTTCTTGCGCGGTCCAGAAACAAACGAGCCGTCAGCCCCGATGGAGTAATAGACGGGCACCTCATCGGCAACGATGAACTCGCTTTGCACGCCCTCTGATTCCGCGCCGTCAACCGCATCGACGGGCACCTGCGCCACGAGGTCGCGCAGTGCCATCGACTGAAGCGTCCCCTTGCGCCACATCACGACGGCCGATTCCTCTTGCAGCACTCGGGAAAGGCCGAATGTCGGAATGTTGCCGATGAGGCAGGCGAACGCGCTCACCGGCAGGTCACCCTTAATGGGGACATTCGCGCCGCACGCGCGGTAGATCGCGGCGAGACTCGTGTTCTCGAAAATCACGGCCGACGAACGCGGGCGCGCGACGTCGGCAATGTCATCGGGATAGGCCGTGATCGACACTGCGTTGATCGGCTCTTTGCCTTGCGGGCCGCCGCCGACGTTCTGCACCGGTTCCGTATGGATGATGCGAAACGAGGTCGAATTGACCGTAATGACGGCGTTGTCCCTGAACGTAGCGGCCGTGTCCTGCGTGACGCGCACCTGCGCCTCGAACGTGTACGGGATAGGCGCGAGGTCAGAGCGCAGCACGGCCGACAGGATCATGTCGCCGCGCATGTTGGCGACTTCAATCACGCGCGCGCCTCGTGCTCGCGACCCTGCGTGTACCAGCGATAGGCCGCGCTATCGACCTCGCCCGCGCAGTTCGCGCACACATAGTGCTGGCGCAACGCCTTGACCGGCCCGGTCGGCGTGAAAACGTGCAAGGTGCACGCGTCGAGCCGCGCACGGTTCGCGCGCGCAGATTCGGTGATGGCCGTGATTTCAGCGGCAGAGAGCAGGGGAGTAGCGGTTTTTTGCATCACACAACTTCGACGGTTTGAGCGAACGCGAGGCGGGTCAAGTCCTGCGTTTCGTAGGTGCGAATGTCGGCCTCGACCTGATCGACCGTGCGCCCGTATACCTCGACACCAAGCTGGCGCGATGCTTCGAGCGCGCGCGCGTTTTCACGCTCGACGTAGAGCAGGAATAGCGGGCGGATCACGAACCATTCGCCATCGGTGATTTCCGATTCTGGCGAGAGCGGCGACGTAGGCGCGGGGTACGATGGCACCGGCGCGGGGCGCGGCGGCGCGTCGTAAATCGTGCCGTTGTAGCCCCATACGACCTGCGCGGCAGCATCATCGGGCGACTGGCACGGCGGCGGCGGATCGACCATTACGACCGGGTCAACACTCGCGATGTGCGCGTAGCCGAGATAGACGCGCGCAGCGTTGACGGCCTGCTGATTGTAGGCATCGTCATCGAGCACGATGCCATACGACCAGTAGACGTCTTTCGCGAGTTCGGCGAGCTTCACGATCAGATGTTCCCTACGATCTTGTCGCCGGTGTAGGTGAAAAAGATCGTGCCGCTCAGAAGGATTACCTGCGAGCGGTTTTCCCAGTCGCGGTCGACGTCCTCGAACTGAATGAAACAGTCCGTGATGCGCCAGCCGCGCTTGAACTTCTCCATCGTGCCGTGATAGATATTCGCGTCGAACTTGCCGCCGTTCGCTTGCAGCGACGTGATGAAATTTTCGACGTGACCGTCTTCGGTTTCGTAAAACGCGATCTGGCCTTGGTGATTGATCTTCGCCTGTTGCGACTGGAACGTTTCCGTACCGAGCGGGCCGGGCACGGCGATTTCGCCATTCGAGGAAAGGACCGGCTGCGGGAACTGCTTGCAGAGCAGGCGCATGTCCTCATAGCCGACGGGTACAAACATGCCATCGCTGTTGATGGCCTTGTTGCCCATCGCCTGAACCGCGCCGAGTACCGTTTTAAGGTAATTGCCGGTGTTAACCATGTGTGTGTCACCTGAAAATGTGGGAGTGCAGCTTGATTTTCAGGTCGCTTTCTGGCTTGACACGCGCGGCTTTTCCTAAATCACCGGACGCAAAAAAGCCCGCTCGCGGCGGGCTTGGTGAGGGCGTTTCAGCCTGGCTTACATGCGCTTGAGAACCTGCTCGCGCACGTACTTCATGCGCGGCACGACATAGGCCGGGTCTTGTTCCGGCAGTTCAACGATATGCGCGCGCGCGAGATTCGCTTTCGCGCGGACCATCACGTCGACCGGCTGAAAATACTGCGACTGGGCGAGCTTGCCATCGTGCTGGAGCATCACCACGCCCGCCGCTTCGAGCGCCATGCAGTATTCGACCTCGCGCGCCGGGCTCGATACGGAGCCGCTGAAATCGACGCCCGTCGTGCAGAGGTTCGCCTTGGTCGCGAGCGCGTTTTCACCGCCGCTGCGGTACGTTGCCAGCGCGTCATTGACGGCGCGGTCGAGATTCGCCTGATCGGCGAAAGCGGGCAGAGCGGCGAGCGAGAGCGCCAGGCCGACCAGCAGTTTTTTGCAGCGCATGGATATTCCCCCGTTGTGCATTTCGCGCGAGTGTGCCATGCGCCCTTACATTTTCCTAGTGCCGGTGTCGCGTTAACCGGACACGCCGCCCGTTGCGATCTGCGCGAGCCGTCGATTCTGCAAGTCCTGCCCGACGGCGCGATCATCGGCAACGCGCACCTCAAGCGGCTTGTCGCTGTTGACGGGAACGGGAATGCTGGCCTGCTGCGCGGCGGGCGCGGCGGGTGTGACAGGCACCGCCGCCGACGGGATAGACGGCGGTTGCGGCGCGCCGACGGCGGCCGTGACGACGGGCGGCGCGGCCTGCGCGACAGCCGTACCGATGCCGAGCGCGGGTGTCGCCGTGCCTTGTGCAAGGTAGGTGTCGTACTTCTCTTTGCGCACGTCGAACCCGTTGAGGCCGCCGTTGATTTTCTTCGTTGCGGCTGCAACGTCACCGGCGCGCGCGGCATCCGCGAGCCCGCCTTTGCTCTGCCAGTACCACGTCGCGATCTGTGCCGCGATAGCCGGGACGGCCGCAAGGTCCGGGTTATTCACGAGGTCGATGCCGAGCGCCTTGCCTGCCGCCTCGTAATTGGCCTTGCCCGTCAACTGGACAAAGCCGCGCCCGCGATACTTGTAGCCGTCGCCCGCCTCGGTGTTACCCATGCGACCGCCGTACACCTTGTTGGCGATGGCCTCAGGCCCGCCCGCTGCCGCCGCCTTGGCTTCGTCATCCGTCTTGAAATACTTGCCGAACACCTTGCGCAGCGTTTTCGGTTTGTAGTTGAGATTTTCCTCAAGACTGCGGAACCCGCCGCTTTCGGTGTCCATCTGCGCCATGAACATCGCGCGTTCTTTCGGGTCGGAAATGCCCGCCTTGTCGGCCGCCGACATGAGCGCGAGCTTGTTGCCCTTCGAACCCTTGCCGAACAGACCTTTACCCCAGTCGAGCGCGTTGCCCGCCGCCGTCTGGATCGGCGCGGCCATCTTTTCGACGCGATCTTTGCCGTAGTCGATGACGGCCGAACCGGCGTCCTTAGCAGCGTCGACACCCTTCTTTGCGGCGTCGACAACAGGGGCGGCGGCTTTCTTCGCCGCGTCGACGGCGGGCGCAATCACTTCCTTCGCCTTGCCCATCAAAGCATCGACGTCGATGCCGAATTTGCTTTTCAGGAACGCCTTTGCCCCGCCGATGATCGCATTCCAGCCGTCGCTGACGCTCTTTGTGAAGGCGTCGAGCTTGTCGGTGACGGCCTTCCACGAGTCTTTGAAGAAACCCGTTGTCGCGTCCCATGCGTCCGTGATCTGCGCCGCGACTTTCGACCAGTCCACAGTCGCGAGCCATCCGCCGACAATCTCGCCGAGCTTGTCGCCGACGACACCGCCAATCATCGCGCCGACCGGGCCGCCCAACATGCCGACCGCGCCGCCGACCAGTGCGCCGATACCGGAACCCGCGCCCTTGAAACGGTCCTCGCGGTTTTGGTCTTTCGTCTTGTTCGGGTCATCGCCGCCGAAAATCGACGCGAGGGCAGAGCCGCCCGCGAACAGTGCGCCGAGCAGCGGCAGGCGCTTCAATCCGAATTTGCCGATATTGAGAGCGCCGCCGAGCAGCGAACTGAGCAGGCCGCCGCCCTTGCCGAGCATGCCGCGCGCACCGCCGAGCAGGCCCGACAGCATGCCGCCGCCACCGCCGCCATGCTCGCCGCCTGCCTTGTTGTCGATTTCCTTCAGCGTGCGCGTCTGCACGAGCCCGAACTCGCCCTGCTGTTCATAGCTCGACTTGAGCACGCCGAAAATCTTTCGATACCACGATACGGCCGTGTTGGCACCGCCGCCAAAGGCACGAGAGACGCCCGCCTTGGTGAGTTTGCCAACGCTCGCCATCGGGCCGCCTACGAGCTTGTGCACCTCTTTCGCGGCCTCTACCGTCGGGTCCACCTTGTCGAAATCGCCAAGGTCCGGCATACCCAGTTTAGGCGTGAGTCCGGCGAGCGACTTCAGGCGCGCGAGCAGACCGAACCCGTCGCCATCGCCGCGACTACGGCCGCCGCCACTGCCACCCTTGCCGACGAAACGCCCGCCCGCGTCGCGCTTCTGATCGCCGCGCGCTGTCGCCGCTGCGTCCGCGCGCCGCTGCAAGGCGCGCTCCGTTGCCTGCTGCCGCGTCATCGAGTCGACGGCCTTGGCGACGCTAGTCAGTTCGCTTGGAACGCCAGTGATGCCAGGCGCGCCGGGCAGGAACCGGCCGCGAGGGTCACGCGCGCGAGCGCTCGCGAGGGCAGAGCGCACGGCCGACGTCATCGCCGCACCGGCAGCACCAGAAGCGGCGGCGGCAGCGGCAGGCATCGCGCGCGGGCTCGATACGCGTTGTTGCTGCATCAACGAGGCGCGAGAGCCCGATTTGAGCAGCGCGAGAATCGCGCTCGTGTCGGAGTGCACGGCATCAATGCCGGAAGCGAGCGCATCAATCGGCGCGTCCGCGATCAGAAAGCCTTTCGAGTCGCTTTTCATCGTCAGGGGTTGTACATGAAGGTATCGAACTGCGTGAACGACAACTGGATTTCCTGCAAGCCGTCCTCGCCACGGTTCATTTCCGTTTCGAGCGTGCCGGGCCGCATCACCCATTTGCGTTGCAGGCCGCCAAAGCGCTGCATCACCGTGTCATTGACAGCCGCCTGCAACAGGCGGATCTGCACGAGGTAGTCAGCGGGTACGCCGAACGTGCCATCGTTGTGTGCCATGCCATCGAAGCGGGTTTCAAACCAGCGCTGGATTGAGCCGTAGGCGTCATCGAGCGTGGTAATACGGAGTTCCGTGCGCCCGCTGCCATGCAGGTTGTCCATCTGCGCGGACCCGATGTTGACGGCCTCGCCTTCAGCCGTGCACGGCCCGAATGACACGCTCGTTGAGAACAGGTTGAACAGGCCGGAACTCTTGCCCGCCGTGCCGCTGCCGGGATAAAAGTCAAGAATCTCGACATAAAAGAGGTTCTTTTTCGCGTAGTTCGTGCTCTGCACTTCCTGAATGATCTGGCGCGCCTCGAACGGCGTGATGCCGCCGAGCAGAGGGTTGGCCGTCGCCTCAAACAGAAGGTCTGACGCAAAGGGGCTCGTGAGCGCGTTGTTGATCTTTTTGCCGATGCCCGTTTCGCCGAACGCTTCAAGCCCCGCGCCGATGAAGTCACCGCGCAGCGCTTTCGAGAGCGGGCCTGCGGCGGCCGGTGCGAGCTTGCCGACGGCATTCTTGAGCAACGACGTGCCCGCGCCCACGAGCGACAGGCCGCCAATGCTGGCGTTGCCGAGCAGGCCGCCAGCGCCGCCGCTGCCAATGCCGGAACCGGGACGTTGGGTAATATCGTCAAAGCGCGACGAGTTCGAGCCGCCGCCAAGGTCGCGCGCGACCGCGTCAAAAATCGACATTATTCGACCTCGCTGTTGTCGTCCGCGCCGGGCTTGCCGCCGCCACCGCCGCCGAATCTACCGCCACCACCGCCGCCGTCGTCGGGCGGTTCTTTCGGCATGCCCTTAACGATCAGCTTGACTTGGTCCTCATCGAGCAGCGCGATTTTCACGAGGATTTCAGTGAGCGCCTTCGGATCAAGGGCAAGGTCGCGCAACTGTTGGAGCATCTGCACGAGCAGCAGGCCCGTATTCATGGCCTCTGTTTTCGTTTTCTGCCGCTCGCTTTCGAGCGCGCTGATCGTGCCGTAGAAGTTGACATGCCACGGCCGCTCATCGGCCGGGAAAATGATCCCGTACTTAGCGTGCGTGTGAATGTCGATGATGTGATTGAAAAAGTCCGACAGACCAACGCGGATGAGGCGCGAGCGTTCGGCCGCCTGCGCGGACGTACGGAAAAAGCCGCCATCGCCCAGGCCGCCCGACAGCAGTTCGGAAAAGCCGAGCATCGACAGATCGATACCGATTGCGCCGGACAGCAGCTTGGCGTGAAAGAGCACGTCCTCAATGCTGATCGAGCCGCTAGGACCACGGCCGCCGCCATTCGTGAGCGAGCCATTGATGGCCGTAAGCTGCTTTTCATCGGTGACGGGGATGATGTTGTACACCCGTTCGAGCACCGGCTTTCCGCTTTGAA